ATCGCTCGCCGGGTCTCTGTATTGCGGCCGATCGCCCATGATCGCGTCCGTACGACGATTGATTTCATCTTCGCGCGCCGGCAGCTCGATCATCGCGGCCATCAAATCGGCGCCTGAATCGTATCCAAGAAAACCAGCCAGGAACTCCGGATCGGTTGCATCCTCTTCGTTTGAAGAATAGACCGCCTTGCCGGACTTGCCGTTTTCGCTGGCACGCGGGATCGCTTCGAGTTGTTCCTTCGTATAGCCGGCATCGAGCATTGCTTTGCGCGAAATGCGTCGACCTTGTAACGCTTCCGGCGTCTCGCGGTCGTTGTATTCGCCAGTCGTGAGATAGATATGCGACCTGAAATCTTGCTCGGCCTCGACCTCTGCGCGGACTTCAAGAGATACGCCTGTCCGCTCTTCGTTGTACGCCTCACTTTCAAGACTTGCGGCGTGACGTTCTTGCTCGATGTTCCGCATCTCGCGAACTCGGTCACGGGCCTGGAGCTGTAGATCCTGTGCGGCGACACGCTGCTCTGCATCAAGCAATGATAAAATCGATGGACTGTCCTCGATGGTAAATTCATTGACCGCCATCATCTCGTCGATCTCTTGATCCGTCGCCAGCATACGGTCGAAGACCTGCGTGATTTCAGGGCTCATCTGAACATTCAAATCCAACAGGTTCTCGTAAATTTTGCGTAGCCATAATCTGAACTGATCGAACGCGGACTGTAGTTTTGAAGACGGTGCTTTGCCTTCGCGAAGGTAAGCCTCGAAAGCCCTGGCGAGACGTTCCTGCTTCTCTCTAGCGGGTTCGCCGTTTATGCGGATGTCCAGATCGGCGCTGCTCGTCGCGCCGACCCAGTCCAGCATCGCATCATAATTTTCTTTCAGACGCGCGGGGGCGTCGTCTCGTTTGGCGAGCTGTTCGAGCATATCTACATACGCGTGACCGGATTCATGTAAGAGCGTCGAATAGTTGGATTTTTCAAATAGATTGATGACACGACGGACGGGGTCGAAGGATCCCATGGGATCGTCCTTTTTGGCCGCCTGCATCATAGGCAGGCCTTCGCCGAGGATCGTGTTTTTCAGCTCGTCAGTTAAGGGAAGAACCCAGACGTCTTGCTCATCAAGAGCGCCGACTTCGGTTTTTGCCTTGTACTTTTTCCCGATTTTATTTGCCGCGTTGACAGCGATCTTGTTGTAAAATTTCTTCATACCGGCGCCGCCGATATCCAAATCTAGGTCACTGTAGGTCTTCATGCGACCACCCTCGACCATCTTGTCGGACAGGTCTTTACCGAAGTAACTGGCGAGCTTTTCACGCGGAACAAGATTGACAACCCGTTCAGAGTCGTCGAATGATGGAAGGCTTGTTACGCCTTCCAAAGCAATCGGACCGGTGCTGCCCTGATTCACGATCACAAATGCTTCAGCGTCGTTAACGTCTAATACTTCTACGCTGCTAATGACCTGGGACAACCGGTATCGTTCGGTCTGCATTTCGCCTGACGTCCACGCGATAGCGTCGGCGCCGTCTTCTGTTGCCTGGATCATCATGCGTTTCAGCGCGAGCGGTACGACCTTGTTGGAGCCCAGGAACGGGCGGTCAGGCACGCCTTGTTCGGCTAATAAATTCCCGTAATCCGATTTTACCTCTTCGGGCTCTGAGCGCTTCAGCTCGATTAACCGATCGACGACCGCAATATCTTCGGCGGTGTAATCAAAGTCCGCATAGCTTCTACGTCCGTCTCCAGTGGCCTGACTCGTTACCCATCGCTCCCCGTCGTCTATTTCTACGCGTGCCGCTCTATCTACGAGGCTATCAAGGTAATTAAAGCGCTCGCTCGTGGGTAAATCGCTGAGACCGCCGAAATGCCACGCCATCACCCTCCGTGCTTCAAAATCTGCATCGCGATATGCCTTTTGTCGTTCTTCAAAATCAGGGATGCCCTTGCGGACGCCTTCTTCGCGAGCCGCCTGACCACGATCGTCCTGCATCTCTTCTATAAACAAAACACGCCTGCCGTCTTCCAGCTCACGACCGTTAGTGCGGATCCGCACGACCAGGCGTTTGTCCGCTTCTGGATTGTCAATCTGATGTCCGGGAGGTTGTAGCCAGTCCTCGATATCTGCGTTGCCTTGTGTGAGGTCGGCAGGCAAGGTCAAATAAAATTCGCGGTCGGGTGATATTTTTTCGCCGGGTGCTGTGTATTGCGAAAATCGCGTGGGTAAATTCCGGCTGCCAAGATGTCTTTCAGTTTCTTCTCTAAATTTTTTATAAGCTAACTCGGCTTCGCCAAACACCTCGAAATACTCTTGTGCCTTTTCAAAAATTCCAGGACTTTCATCTTCGAATACCTGCACCGCAGACGGTCCTTTGGTTTGGACGAGGCGCATAATTGGAACCGTATAGTCCCCTGGTGTTAAAATATCAGCAGCGCGGAGATTATTGAGTGCGTTAATCAGTCGTTCGTATGCGAGACTGCTAACCTCTCGGCGCTGATCTAAATTCTGCTCCGCCGCCTCTAGTGACGCCGGCTTTTCGGGGTCCGGCCCGCCGAGCTCAACCTCGTCTAGCTTGATGCCTCGCTGCTCGATGAACGCGAGCAGGTCATCCTTGTCGATTGTCTTTTGTGAATTAAGAAATTCTTTGAGCCCTACGACAAATTCCAGCTCGTCGTCTTTGACGGCGCTCTTTTTAAAATGCGAAAGCCACTGACTAGCAGTGGCTTTTTGTTGTGGGAGCGATTGGGTTGCCCGTTGTGCCTGGCTGTAAAGCCGGCCGATCCCGGTAGGAGGGTCTACTGTTTGGGTTTGGAAGAGGTCCTGTTGTACATCGCCTGTTTCAGCTTCGCCCACTCCCGAAACGCTTCCGCCTCTTCCGGCGATAGGGATCGAGCGGTTCTGCGCTGCGAGGATTGCCGCTCCTTCAAAATTTGTGCTCTCGGAGTTGATGCCATGATTTCGATATAACCTCTGTTCATAGTACCACAATGCCGCTTGCATTGCGCTCGGTTCGATGTTGTTTCTCTCGGCGAGCGCACGCACGATGCGTTTTATATTATCGCGCTCACCGACACCGCGCACCTCACTAGCAATTTCTTTTTTAATTGCCGAGCCGGGCGCTACATCCAATAAACGTCCGATCATTCGATTATACGTGCGAGCGAGCCATAAATCTACCGTGACAGCACTTGGGTCGAAGCCGGTAGCATTGAGCATAAAGTCGCCCACCTTCGGACCCATCATGTAAATGCCGAGGTACGTGTTGCTGAGATTTGTTTCACTGGCGGTGTAGCTGGCGAGGTTTGTATTACTTGGAGAAAATATTCCCGACGCCCTGCGTATTTCCGCTATCTCTCTACCCGTGTGCGGGCTTTGCAGCCACTCTATAGCTCCCTGAAGCCCGCGTTCATCAATGAGGAATTGAAAAAGCTGCAAGCCGGTCCTATGGGAATTAACGCCAAAGTTTTTACCGTTCGGTTTTGTGAGCGCTATACGACCGGTCTGCAGTAACCCCTGCATTGCCATTATGGCGTTATCCCAGTTTGCCGGTGGTTTTTGCTGCGGGGAAAGTAATGCAGCCATTATCAAAAACGCGTCGCGGTTTATGGGTTCTGCGAGCTCGGGAATGATCGCTCGTGTTACTTCTACAGCCGATTCTATATCCTCGACATACCATCCGTTGCCGCTATCGTCCTGTCGCTGCTGGTTTCTGTATTCGCGGTTGAGCTCACGCACAATAATATTAAAATCTGCTTCATCGTCCGGATCGAGCTTACGTCCGTACTTATTGTCGTGCCTTTCCGTCAGCGCCGTAGCAAAGTCCCAGTTTGTGACGCGCCCGCCTGGACCAGAACCCTCGATCCGCATGGGCGTCGTTTGCAGAGGCACAGTGCTTTGAAAAAGCTCCTGCGAGAAAAATTCCTGTAACGCCTCACTTTTTTCACCAAACGCCTCGACGACCCGCAGCCCGTTCTCCTCTAGTAGGTCTCGGATATCCTGCGGTGTTTCCGGTTCAACAATAGCACCCTCGAACTCGTCAATACTAACGGCTCGCTGTATCTTGGCCTCAAAATATTCTGTTGGTGCCTCGCGAAGATTAGCGAGGAAGTCGACAATGTTTTGTTTTGCCTCATCGCTGACGTTCGCAAAACCGTTGTCCTCTACCGCACTCTCGCCGCGGCGTGCAAAGTCGGAGAGCATCTCCACAACAGTACTGAGATAACCAAAAGAATTCGGATCGCCCGAATAAAACACTGTAAGCTCTTGAGCAAGTCCTCCGAAAGCATCGTCCGTGTCGTCCTTAAAAGCCTTCATATCGGCTTCTGTGACAATTCTATCTCGTGCGTCTTTTATATCGCGAAGGCCTTGGAATTCTTTTGCAGCCTGGGCTCGTATAGTACCAACGCCATAGGTAAACCTCTCTCCGCCACGCAGGTCGCGCTTCATAATTTTAACGACGTTGTCGAGGTTATGAGGGAGATACTTACGACCGGTGTCCGTAATCTTATCTAGTATGCGCTCTTTCGTAATAAGTGAGCCAAACATGTCTTCGATGAATTGATTGAACTCGCCTTCTCTTCCTTCGATGCCCTCCTCGGTTGCTTCGACTCTTTGTTGGACGCCGATTGACCGTAAGAAGGCTTGTTGTATAGGACGTTCGCCTTTTAAATACTTAATGCCGGTATCGGATAATGTCTGTTGCAACCACCCCGGTCGATACGCACCACTGCCTATCTCTTCTGCGAGAGCGTCGAGCTCCACCTGAGCCGCATCCGCGGCATCACGATCGACGGTCCGCTCAATGTCGCCGCTTGGATAACGTGTTGAATAAACGTCCGCGTCAAATACGCGGTTGCGGCGCGATGCCCGCGGATCGACCAGCCTAGGTGATCCAACGAGCTGTATCTCGCCGAAATTTTCAAAGCGCTGGTCTGCGTCAATGATTGCGAGGCTCGGCACCGGCAGGCCGCCCATCTTAAAGGCGTGCCGGAGCTTTTCCTCTGAGATATTGTGTACAACGGCTAACGGTTTGCCGTTTTCGTCGTTGACGGTTTGGTGCAGAATGTTGGCGTCGGAGGTGTCGAAGGTGCCGCGGTTGAAAACTGATTTGATCTGGGTGGGGTCGAAGACGGCACGCTCTCTCCCATCCTTCAACCCGTCAAACCCAAACTGTTTGTATAAATCCCGCTGTTTTCTACCGTCAACTCCTGAGTTGTTAAGGACGCGATTCAGACTAGCAGTACCTTCGAGAGCCTCTTTCAGCTTGCCCTTAGCCCATTGTTTTGGGCCGACTTCTTCCAGTAACGGCAATACCAGATCCGCAGCATCCGGCGGTAAAGGGTTGTTGTTATTCAGGTCAATAGGGTTTTCCAGCCTGATATAGGCTTCCGTAATCGCACCACTGTCTCCCAGAAACATTTGGTCGTCTGCGTCAAATCTATAGGCGGCAAAATAATGACCGGCTACTTTGCTCGCGGGGCGGTTTTTGCCGTCCACATCTTTGAACTCATCAATAACACCCGCTGGGCTTGCGTGATAAACCACCAACGGCTCGCCGTTTTCGTCGACGACTTCGCTATCGCCGAACCAGTTGCGGAAATTTTCGGAGGTCGGGTCGACCGTCTGCTCTAACGGCTCATCAACGCGCGTAGGTCGGTCAAATATCTCAACGATCGCCCACTCGGGCAGCATCGTCCTCTCTCCGTTGCGCTCGACATGCACATAAGGAACATCAGGACTTTTTGTATAGATCCCTGCGGCAGGATCTGCATCGGGCGACAGCCCCTCGCTTTTAATTGTGAGGCCTACTACCTGCCACGGTGGTTCGCCTCTGGCGACCCCGTGCGCTGTCCGCACTCGTTTTCCAACATCAACTCGCCAATCATGCGCGTCTATCTTTTCTTGCAGGTCCGCTGTTTTATCTTGAATCTGATCAGTCAATACATCGAGGTTTTTTTGTGCGCGTTCTTGTTCTTGAATCTCTTCACGCGCCTCAACCGCTTCGCCAAAACTTAGAACATTTGTCTCGGCAGTATCGTCAGGGTCTTGATACATGGACCGAATATCAGTCGGCTCGGGCGTGGTGTCGAGGGTTTGCACCAACGGCTCGCCGCGCTCGGCGAACGGCACCGACCGCGCCCGGATATTGAAGACGTCGCGCTCCAGCTCATTGACGATATCGGCCAGCGGTCGTGTACGATTGGGGTCGTTTGCAAAGGCGTCGATCGTCGTCCTGAAATATGCTTCATAGACTGCCGCCTGGTTAATGGCTTCGCTGCGCGCTCGGCCGGCCGCAACGGCGTCCTCGACAAACTGGTTCCGCAGCCGTTTCGATGCGTCTTCTACTTCTTTGCGATCAGCCGAGGTGAGCTCTTCATAGGCCTGGTCGATGCGCTCACGCATTTGTTCGGTTCGGATCTCAGCCTGCGCCATGGTCGGCGCCGCTTCCGTCTCGCGCACGTTCATCAACACGATATCGCGGTACGGGTTTTCAGGCATGACTGTGAAGAACTTGCCGGCTTCGACGTCGATGTCGACACCCATCTCATATGCGTTCCGTGCCGTCGCTTCCTCTACACCGAGCAACTGGAAGAACTCGCCTGGGTCTTCGCCCTGTTGTGTCAGGTAATCGATAACAGGCTCGACGTCTATGCCGATTGTCGGGCGATCATTCTGATTAGATAAGGTCTGATAATATTCCTCGAAGTGCTCTGGCGATCGGGTACGAAGAACGCTTTCACGAGCGCGATCAAGTTGGCTCGCGGTTCTTTCCCTGGCGGCGCTGGCCTGGCGGCGCTCTACAACAGCGCCTACCACGTTGGTGGCGACGGATATTTGACCCGACGCGCCGGCACCGATCACAAAAGCATCTACGAGGTTCTGGCGGGCTTCCTTCGGGTTAATATCTTCACCAAGGAAGCCCATGTCGTAGCCCATATTAAGCATCTCGACGAGGGTTTCCTGGAAGCCTTCGAGCCCCATGGAGGTCAAGACGTTGATGGCTCGTTTCGTCAGACCGCGTTTACCGGCCGCGAGGCCTTTGGTCATCTGTTCGAGTGGAATCTTTTCGGTGATCGCCTCGAAAAGCGCCATGGTCATAGCGCGGTCATGTGCTCTTTGAACGCTCAGACCTTTTTTTCTAAACCCTTCGTTGAACGACAGGCCGTAGACGCGCGTTCCAATTTCTCCGAGCGCGACAGACGTGCCGGCTGGGCCCAGTAGAATCTTCGCGACAATATTTGGTACAAGGTCCGCGGCGCCCGCGATACTCTCCGAAACATAATATTCCATCGAGCCCCGAGGTGCTGTGTTTGCGAGTGCTTTTATTTCGTCTTCGAGCGGCTTTATCTGGCTGCGAACATATTCCAGGTTTGTCTGTTCGGGGCGATCGAAGAGCAGCTCTTCACCCTCACGAACGAGCCCGGTTATGCCTTCGCGCAAAACACGCCCAGGCGACCATATATTTACATTCTCTGCCAGAAACCCAGATACTTGTTCGCTGAGTGAGGCGTCTGGCTTCTGGCCACTTTTTATTGCTGCTTCACGCAGTGCGTCGTCGCGTGCGTAATATTCGAAGTCTGCCCCGAAAACTGCTTCATAGAGCCCCAGCCGTTTTTCATAGACCTTACGGAGAGCAGCATTCCCGGTATTTTGGCTGTATATTGCATCGCCGGCGCGGACAATACCGCGCTCAATATCAGACAGAATACCGAGGTCGCCGTCAGCCAGTGCGGCATTGTATTGATCGCCCGACAACCAGAGCGCGGTTCCAGTCGCGGACTTTGTGGCTTCCTCCGCGCTTTTATCCAGTTCCGCTTCTGCCTGGCGCGCGCGAACCTCGTCGAGGTTACGCTCGACAAGGTCACGATTTAAGCCGCTTTGTTTGGAAAGGTTTATGACCTCCGCCGCACGATCGCCCCCCATCGCACTGCCAGCTTTGATGCCAGCCCGAGCGCGTGTGCCCTCGGTCTCGTTCTGTCGGAAAAGGTCGGTGTACAAAGAAGGCGACGCGCCTTCGTCTTCGTCTTCGTCTTCGCGCAGAACCGACGCGGGTTGTGTTTCTGTTTCAGTCGACGCAGGCGGCTGCTCCTCGGCGAGCAGGCCCTTGTTCTCGTTGTTCTGGAGCTCCTCCTCGTTCTCTTCAAAGAGCGTTAAATAATCACTCATCGGTGGGATCCTGTGCGGGGCTGTTATTGGTAATAAAGCGCTGCTGGTACACGGGGCCGCGGTTAACTGCGCCGGCGAAGTCTTCGATCAACCGCACCAGGTTTGCTTTATTGTTCGGCTTCGGTATGCCGTTTTGAGTAAGCAAGTTCTGGAGTGCGATCTTGTCCGCATCCGTCAGATCTTTGTAAGGCACATAAACACGATTGTTGTTTGCGACGTCATCGGTTACCAGGGGTCCAATGCGCCTCGTGTCCGAAAGAAAGGTGCTGTCGTCGACATAAACTTGCTTCATTAACAGGTTATCGATGACGGCGGTTTTTTCGTCCGTGGTGAGAGCGTCACCTTTCAGGCGCGCGGCATCGCGCCACTTGTCGTCGACGAGCTTGGTGAAGTTGCCGAGCCGGGTCTTTGATGTCTTGTTTAAACTCTGGCCGCTGTATTTAAGGAGACCACTGTTAGTCAGTGCTGTTTTGATCCGGGCTGTATCATTGATACCCTCTTGTGCGGCGCGCCGTTTCCCCGCGTCGACGTCTCTGCGTTGTGTATTACGCAAATTGATCAGCATACGGTTTGCGCGTTCGTAATCACCCTCATCGAGCTTACCCGCGTATTGTGCTTCGAACTGCGTGCCGGTCAGAACAGGTAAAGTGCCCTTTGCCATCTTTGTGAATTGATCAGCAAATCCGCCGAAATTAGTGCGGCTTGTATCCGCCGGGACCAGCCCTGGTTTACTGACTGCGTTCTCCAGAAGACGCACGCCGGACTGGGTTTTAGTCAAAGCGATATATTCTTTGGGCTTTAATTTTCTTATGTTGAAAACCTTCCCTGCGAGACGTGCTTTGGCGATTTTTCCCCGCGCGGTTTCTCGGAGTTCGTCGTCTCCATCTTTTTTAAGGTTGTCCATGCGGTCGGTTTCGGCTTTGAGTGCCGCACGCGCGGCTTTTAATTTCTTGGCGTCTTTTGCGTATAGGGTGACTGCGAGCTTATCCGCCTTATTGCGCTCCGCCGCCGTAGTTAAGCCACCGTGCATGGTTTTTGCCTCCGCAACGAAGTCGGTCGCTTCCTGTAAATCGGCGGCAACTTTTACAGGTCTGATAATGTCATCGTGTAGTTTGGAGGGGATTTGATCTGCGTATCGCTCGAAGTACGCTCTGGCCCGTGCCGGCTGGTTGATCATCATATCCTCGATGACCTGCTTATGAACTTCAGCGACATCTTTCTCCGCGAGCGCGCGTGCCTGGTCGCCGACACCAGTCTTTTTTCTGTAGTATAGGAATGCTTTTGATCTGTAGGCATTAATACCTGCGTTATATTCTTTCACCGCATTCGGCTCGTTGAAGTCGGTGATGCGGGCTGCGCTAATCGAATTTTCCGTTTGCTCTGTGCCTGCTTCCAAAAAGACATTCTCGTCTTTTTGCTTCTGCGCTGTGTTTGCGTGGCTCGACACGCCGGACAAAAAAAGCTCGTTTTGTCGCGCTGCGGTGTTGGCAAGTTTCCTTGATACGATGCCACTTGACGCGCGCGACATGATTTCCTGTCGTTTCGTTTCCCATTTTTGTTCAAGGTTATCGCGCGCTCGAATCGCTTCTTCCCCGTTCAGCGAGGTATAGCCTTCCGTGTCTGCCGTGCCGTCGAGCATTTCACGACGGGTCTTGTTTAACTCGTTTGTGAGCTCTTGCGCCTCGGTTGTGCTTACGTTCTCAACATATTCGTCTGTGGCGGATTTAATTGAGCCGGCCAACTGTTGCGCGCCTTTGTCGATTGCCGCTCCACCCAGGGCATCGCGAGACACATTTACGCGCGGAAGCGATTGAGCGCGAACGCCACCAATCACGTCATCGACTGTCGGGAGTGTCGTCGCCATTATTTTTTAACCTTCGCCTTCGGCGAAGGCGAATTCGCCTTCGCTATATCTATGCCGCCAGAGAGCAATGCGGATCCGGCACGGAATGCGCCGCCGCTGCGTGCCTGACTGGCGCGAGACAATGCAAGGACACGATCAGCCTCAAGACTGGAGACACGCCCGGCTGCATTATTTTCCAGGATGCGAGCATTAAATTCTCCTTCTTCCGCCAGCTCTTCCTGGACCAAAAGCGCAGATCCTTCGCCAATATCGCGGCCACTACTCCCGGCAAGCAGGGCTCTTTGCGTACCCTCGGCGCGCTTGTTTTTCTCTCGCTGTTGGCTGGCGTTCAGTGCGCCGATCTCGCGCTCACGTTCTGCCTGCCGGCGCGCCAGTTCCCCTTGCATCTTTGCTTGCTGGGCCTGGCCTTTCGCCGACGCCGCGGCGCCCGCTGCGGCGACCGAGGCACTCACCGCTGTTCCGACTATTACTGCTTGCGTTGTGGTGAGGGGCATGACTACAGCACTCCTGTATGTCTAATTTCTGTATGGTTGAGCTCGAGCTTTTCATAGATCTGCTCGACGGCAGACGGGCTCGTGCCTACAATTCTCGATAGAGTAAAAATGACTTTGTTCGGTTTGGCTTTTTCTTTTGCCCAGTCGATCGCACGGCGCAGCACCATGGCGGCTGCCATCGGCGGCGCCTCTTTAGACGCAAACCAGAACAGATCCTCGACAGCAAGCATCTGTGGGTTAAGCCAGTACGGGTTAGCCAGTAGTCCTATACCTGCCACCGGTTCGCCGTTGTGATCGGCAACAAGAACCTCGAGCGCCGGGTTACGACATAGCTCAATAAAATATGTCTCGAACGAGTCACGGTTTTCGGGGAGCCAATCTTTATTTTCTATCTGCTCAATAAAGCGCCAGGCGCCTTCAATGATTTTAGCTCCGTCTTTCTCGAAGTTGGCGACACGAACCTCCATCTATGAGCTCGTGTCGATTTCGGGGCTTAGTGCCAATATCGTTGCCGGCAGAGGTGCCGTGCCCTGGAGCAAGATACGGATATCGTCGTCGAAGCCGGCCGTGACGCCGAGGCGTAACTCACCAGTAAAGAAGTTAACCGGGTCGCCATCGATGTCGTTTGCACTTCGCAAGTCCAGTTCGGTGACTGCACCAACGACACCATCCTCGACGCTTGCCAGCGTGAGCGAGCCTTCGCCGCTTTCCATTACCACGAGAATAACGTCAGCAATTGATTTCGGCCGACCGACCGGGGTGCCGTCACGCGCACCGAACGCGAGCTTCAGGGATTTGTACTTCCGATTATACTGTAATCCGACATGGACAACACTGGCAGCCGCCGACAAGGTGATGGCGCCAGAGCTCACCGTTTTCTCGGGCTGAACGGCGCCGTCGGCCAAGATTTGGACGGTCTCCCCTTCTAGATGGCTGAGACCGCTTACTGTATTAACCTTCGCGCGCACCTCACCGCCGGATTTATAGGTCGAGTTTGAAGTCGTATTAAGATTAACGCCCGAGGTGTTCTGAAGCTCGAAGGTGGTACTCGTGACATTCGCGACCAGGAAAGACGTGTTGTTGAGCTCGATCATGCCTTTTACGCGAGTGATACGGATATCGTCGCCATTGCTGAGACCGTGTGCGCTCGCCGTGGTCACGACCCCAGGGTTCGCGTTGGTGATCGCGCTGATGTTGATCGGGTTCGATAGCGTCAATCCGGAATCAACATAGAAGGCATCTTCCTGTAGATCCTCGTCACCGTTAAAGGTCCGCTCTAGACACTCTATATAGCGCTTTGTCGACCCGTTGATTTCCCGTTTCACAAGGACCCAAACCTCGTCTCGGTCGGCGCTACTCTTGAACTGCCCGCTGCCATTCTGACCTGGTATCGCCGCGACACTTTCGACGACTGAATCGGAGAGCTGAAACGAGCCTCCAACAATCTGCCTGCTCCAACCCATCACGTCCTGATCCGGCTGGTAGGTCAGCGTCGCAAGTTGGCCATCTCCACGGACGCACCAGATGACGCTGTCAGGTTCCTGCTGATACGCCATTTGCACAACACCGTCTTTTAGAACGCGATCGTTCAAAAGCGTCAGATCGAAGGCATCGAAACCCTCGAGACCGTTCGACTGAATGACATCAGCGAACTCAACAATTTTGCGCGCTTGCTTTTGGGCGAACACCAGTCGAGACCTGATTTCAATTGGCGGTATCTTGGCGCAGCCGCTGGTGACCTCGAAGTCCGCGGCGATGTCGGTGGGCGTCAGGATTGCGCCTTCAGAGCGCAGGGTCCAGTTCCCGTCTTGCGTCCCAATAATTGGTTTCTTCCTGGTGGCAAACCACAGGATCGTGTTCACTCTCTGCGCTGCCAGGCGGAAGTTGATCGATGAATCATTAAGCGTGTCGCCTTCGGCGTCGCTGTCAGCAAAGTTTTCGATATCGCCGCTGACAGAGAGCCAGAACTTTTGCGGTTCTTTTGATGTCGAGCCGAGCGCCATCCTTTGCTGAATGAAACTGACCGCTGATGGCCATCCGTCTGTGTCGTTATATTCCCCCAGCCTCCAGTCGGTTGTCGTACCCGTCGGGACGCTCTCGCTGCCGAGCACATCGGCGGTGACGTTAAGGGTGTTAGTGAATCCGGTGATCTGGACGAAGCCAAACTTTGAGCCGGATTTTATTCGTATCAATCGCCCAACATCAGTCGCCCGAAAACCCGCATCGTCGTTTATGCCGGCCACGGCCGACGCGGTGATGGTGACGCCCACGCCAGTCGATGCGGAAGAGGTCATGGTTGTAGCTGTTGTATTGAGCGCCAAATAGGGCCCATCGCTGAATAGCACCTGCGTTAATGACCAATCTTCATGCCCAAAACGGTCAAGCCGGTATGGCCTTGCCGCGCCGCCAAGCGCCAAATACATGACGTCAGCGCTTTGCACGTAAGAGATGTTCGGGAAGTCGTCTTCGGTAAACGGACTGGACAGCTCGACTGCCGTGTTATCAAGGATCTCCACATCGTCGATCGACATGGTCTTGCCGAGATCGTTCTGGAACTCGACGAAAAAGGGTGATGACGATGGTGTGAAACTGACGACGTGGTATCCGGTTTTATATTTCCTGTCGCTGAAGAATTGCGAACCGCCGGAGCTCGAGCCGATCCGTAATGTTATCTGATCGCCTGCCGCGCCATGAACAGTAAAGCGGAGACTGTGCTCGACGTTTGTAGTGGTGGTGGCAACGGATTGCTGGGCCCGGCCGCCGCTTGCGGAAATAATCCCGCGGCCGTTTGCGGCATCATGCGTAAAGGTGCCCGCCGCGGCGGTCCAGCCAGACACGTTGCTCGTGAATGTACCGTTTGTAATCGACGCGCCGACGTCCGCTGCACTGATAACAGCCTGGTTTTTTAGAAACCGGATCGATCCGTTGGAAAGCTCCAGGCAATAGGCTTGCACATTTGAAAATACAAATGGCAGCAACCAGGAACGGACATTGTGGTCTTTGGCCTCGGTGATAAAACGAGTCCCAGGCCTGTACGTGAAACCGCCCTGCGGCATTGGCAAGATGTTCTCAAAAATGGCACCAGCGTTTGGATATTTCTGGAATTGAACCCGTGCAGCCATTTTCTCGCCGAATTCGCCGGCGTTGAATGATTCCTGGTTGGGTTGTGTCTGCACGCTCATGAGGCTGGTGGATCTCCAGGCTCATAGCTGGCACGGCCGCCGAAACGGGCCATAATAAAATCGCTCTCCGGGAGTTGATCGGCCATGTTCTGGATCGCATCAGTCGATTTTGCAAAAGGAAGATCCTGATCGTGGAATTGACTGAAGAGTTCCTTGGACAGGGTCACAGAGCTGGACAGCGCTGTAGCGAGCTGCGCTGCAATAATTTTTGCCAGGGCTCGGCGGAAGGTGGGTGGCATTTGGTTTGGGTCTTCGACTCGCGCCACGTAACGTAGATAGATATCGTCTGCATCTGTGACGATCCGGAAGCCCTCGATACGATACGGAATCTGATCCTCTCCGTGGTCGTGTTCGTGGATGGAGATGACCCGGATGAAGTCCGCTGGGAGCTGGTATGCGTGGTCCCACTGGAATGCAGGGGCTTCATCTTCCGCTAATTGCGCCAGCTTTACCCGGCGCGTTGCGAAGTTCCAGTGATGCATATCGAGACATAGATCTCGCATCTCATCATATATTAATTCAGCCGCGTTTGCCTCTTTCGTGCCGGACGTCAGGCTCGTGATCTGCTTCGAGTGCTTGATCAGTTGCAGCGCGGTGTTGACGATCGAGACTTCACTCGCCATGGGTTAGGCCGCCTTCTTGATTGGCGCTGGCTTTGCCGCCTTCTTTGGTTTGTTGAAGGACTGCCAGGGCCCAGTGGGTTCTATTACAGTATCTGTGGGTGTGATCGATAGAACTTCATACCAGCGCTTCGACCAGGATTTATCCTCGTGTTTGATGTTAACGCGGATCTCATCTCCCGCAGCAAAGTAGCGGCTAGATACGTTGTGGAAGTAGTTGTCTACATCGATGTCTTCTTTTGCGTGATGCTCGGGTGTGTAACTGAACTGGCTGCCAAATTTGAGTCTTGAGATGTACTCAATATCTTCGGGTCGGCTTCGCGCTGTCATGGTTGACCTCTCGTTTAATTGAACAAAGAAGAGGGGCGACCCGAAGGCCGCCCCTGATCCATTTAGTCGCCGTCAGTCTCTGCAACGGCAGTGCCGTCCGAGACGTCGACCACAGTACCCGTGTTGCTTAACACAGTGCAGAAGTTGGTCGTCGGCGTCGCTGTGTCCACGACTATTATCAAGTCGCGAACGCCCAGCATGTTAGCAGCGTCGTTAAAATATCCGGCGCTGTTAATCGCAGCAATTGCGTCGTCTCCGGATGTGTAGACCCAGAGTTTCCAATTATTGCCGTGAGCGAGCTGGGACAATGTAGATGCAGTGAAAGCCATATCTAAGTTCTCCTTTAGCTCGTGGCGATGGCGGTTGTGTCATTGAGGTTGCCTTCAATAACGCCGGTGTCGTCAATCATGACGGCACCACCACTCATCATATGGTTGATGAAATACGCAGCCCGGTCGCCGTGCCACGTTATGTCTGCACTGACGTTTTCGCCCGCGCTGACGTTCTTGTCCGCTTTCTGAATCGCGTATCCAATTGCATTTTTGTGGTACACGAAAATCTTGGCGGTGGAGGTGCCTTGCCCAGGTAAGCTGGGAAGCATTCCCCATTTGACCCCCATCCAGTCGACAAACTTTCGGTGCCCTGGAATGCCTTCACCGAAGGGCAATCCGTTGGCGCCGACATAGTCGGAGCTGGCAAAGGATTCGACAGTCATCGCCTGCGCGTAAGCACGCGGGGTCAAAATGCCATAACGCATTCCGTCGTTTGGAACGGAATTAGCGTCAAGTGCCTCTACCATGGCGATCAAACTGGCCTGAATAGCGGCGGCCGATGTCACGGTGTACGTGACTGTGCCCTGAGACGTGCTGTCCAGTACAGTTGTGATCTGCTCGTCAACCTTACGACCAAGGCTCATCGCGCCGGATTTGGCATAAGCCAAACGAACGTCGATGTTTACCTTGGCTTCATCAAGGCTGTCTGACCACTCGCCGGCGTAGAAATCAGCAAGCGTTACAGACGGTGCAGTGTGGGTCACGTTCATGGGCGTGATTTCGCCATGGCGTGATTTGGTTGTTGCGGTTCCAGTGCCCAGTTTTTGGAAATGAGCAGTGGAGCCAACGATGCCGTCCTTGAGAAATACCGTATCTTTCAACATGCTTCCCTCACGTTGGAAGACGTGGTGGAGATCTGTAGTATACTCTTGAACGAAGGCCGTTGTCACAGATGTTGCCATCGTGATTTACTCCTAAGTTGTTGATAAAGTTGCATAATCAACATCTCTCGGGATAGCTCACCTCTACATAAGCGGGGTGCCCTGTCGGGGCCGCGGACAGTCAATAGGCAGGCGCCTTGAGTTGTTAGTGTACACCGCCGGGGTCTGGGCTGCGCCGTCGCGCAGGGTGCCAGGTCAGGCGTTGCTATTCTGAGGCAGGTGCCTCGGAATTCTTCAGTAGATCGATCGCCTTGATGATGTCGCCGACGGTTGAGAAATCTGCGTCCCAGACCGCGGGTATCTTGACGTCGTAGGCAGTCTCGATCTCAAATATTAATTCAACGAAGTCGAGAGATTCGATATCGAGATCCTCGAGCATCGTGTCTTTAGTAATCCATTCAGCCGGCATCGCGCTGCGATCCGCGATCAGCTCTATAATTTTATGCATCAGTGCGACGTCAGGTCAGAGGAGCTGGCGCGGTACATCCATACTGGTGTCGTCTTGCCAACCCAGCTTCCCTCAATATTGAAATTGAAGTGCTCGATCGCCTCTTCGTTAGTCATACCGTCACGATCCATGAGGATCTCGATCACACGGTCGATGGCATATATCACTACTGCGGGTTGCCCGCAGCGGACCCCGACGCCGATAATTGCGTCGTCGAGCCCCAGAGCGGTCGTGTACTCATCACCTTCTTGTAAGTACATCAGATGCTTCTACCGGCCCCGACTATAGAATCGTTGCCGTGTAGTTTTTCGCCGAGTTGTGCGCGCTGTTCGGACAAGCGCGACGCTTGCATACGATCACCCCTTTGGTATGCGGTATGAATATCATTCGATAGCTGGTCATATTGAGTTTGCATATCCGCCGCAGCGTCCGAGCCGGCAATACCGAACCGGAGCTGACCCTCGTTCGTCAAACGCCCTACCTCGGCCATGCGTCGAACAAATGCCGGATGGCTACCAAGCAGGTTACCGTCGCGAAGCTCGAGGTTCGCGAGCTCGGGCGTTTGCGTCAGATAATCTTTTGCGAACGCCACATTTTCATCATAGCTGGCGCCCCACTCCTTGCGGAGGTCGGCCTCGGCCTGGTTTAAATACTCGCCATCAAGACGTGCGCGCTCGGCCTGGCCGGCGGCCTCGATCTCGAAATACTTCGAGACCATCTTGTCGACGACGGCCTGGCTGGCGCCGGCGGCGTGCATATCGCCGACGATCTCTTTCAGCGGTGCCTGGTAGACGTCGGTCTTGAAAACCTCCGCGTCCATACCCGCAGGCGCCTCTATGACATAGTCGTCGACCGAGTCCGGGACACCCATCTGTTTATTGAACTTGGCGCGGTCCTCGTCCGACGCATCTTCGCCTGGCATCTTGACGCGCTGCGAGAGCTCACGGTTTGCCTCGTACAGAGCCGAGGCCATCTTTTCCGGTGTGGTGTACCGGCCT